CTTTAGCGCCTTTGTTGACGCCGCTCTTAGTCCTCAAAATAACTTCGACGATTTTACGGATTCTGAAAGACTGGTAAAGTATAGCTTCACAATGAGTGTAGCTGCTTGTATAGTAGCAGCCCAAGAACCCGGGATGCCAGTGCCATTTAGAAAAACAATTTCTGCTCCTGAAATTTCATTTGACGTTTCCTCTAATTCAAGAGGGGTCCCAACCACCGCGCCTACTGGCGGAGTTCCTTCTGGAGATCCAAGAGCATACATTTTACAAGATATTCAAACAGATGAAGATGGCTATCCAACTTCATCAATTGCAGCAGATCCAGCCACTTTAATGGCAGGATTTCCAGGAAAATCTGTGGCCTCAATTGGAGGACATGAGTCAGACTTGGGCAATTCCGCTCCACGCGGTATAATTACAGATATAGATCCTTTTACTGGTAAAAAGGAGAAGAGGTTTGTGTTAATGTCCGTTTCAACTCCTAATAAGGGAGAGACCGTTTTTAGGTTCGGACTCAAAGGACCCGAGGGAATTGCAATTGACTTGGGCAAATTACTTAAAGATTGATTTCGAGATTAAAGACATTTCGCTAACTCACAGAATAGTTATTTGTGATAGCTTAAGATCCAGGAGACCCGACTAATGGCCGAACAAACTTTTAGATCACCCGGTTTTTTCGAACGTGAGATAGATGCATCTCAGAGACAAACAGAAATTGTGGGTGTCCCCGCAGGCATTGTAGGTACCGCTGAAAAAGGTCCTGCATTTGTCCCTGTTACTGTTGGCAGCATTGCCGACTTCGTAAATAAATTTGGTGAAGTAGACCCAGAGCGATTTGGGCCTTATGCAGTGGAGGCATTTCTTAATAGTAGAACTGCTTTGACGTACGTAAGAGTCTTGGGGGCTGGTGCAAATGAAACTGCAGCAGACATCCAAAACACTAAAGATAAAGGAACCGTGGTTAACGCTGGTTTCAAAATCGAACCTGACGTACCAAGACCAACTGCAATATCTTCATCAGATAGCACCGTACAATTTCTTGTCGCTAGACATCATGTTTCATCTTCAACCGACTACTCATATCCTATTTTCAATGATAACCCATCATTTGATATGGTCGATACAAACTCTGGTAGAGGCGCTGATAAAGCCGACCTCGTTAGAGCTGTGTTATTTTCCGCATCAGGAAGTAGAGTACAAGTACTAAACATTGGTGAAGAATGGAATGATAACCTTGACCAGCGCGCGCAGCTAAACTCGACAGCTGGCCACGCCGCTAGATATTGCTTTGGTTTAGCAATATCATCTTCAGCAGGTTCATCATTTACAAGCAAATACGCGACGCAAGCAAGCTCAGCCACCAGCACTGGAAACGGATATGGTGTTAGGATTGTTACGGCATCGCTAAACCCAACTCATCAAGCTTATATTGGTAATGTTTTAAATACTGACCCGTTAAAGTTTGAAGCTGAAAAGCACTTGTTATACCTTGACTTTGCTGTTGAGGATGAAATTGCATCTGTTGATTATCAAGACACAGGCGCAATATCATTATTATCAGGCTCAGGTAACGCTGTTACAACACAGCTTGCTGGCGCAGCTGCTCATGCAGTAAATGTATTTGGTAGATTCGATACAAGATACCAAACGCCTCGGTCACCAGCCGTTATTTCGCAACCGTACGGCTCACAAGAGCACGACTTGCTTTATTTCGAAGCTCTTTCCGATGGTGCGTATGCAAATGATAAAGTAAAAATTACAATTGCAAACATCAAGGCATCTACAAACGAAAACTACAGATACCCAAGCTTTGAAGTTCAAGTTAGACGGTTTAACGACTCTGACTTAGATCAACAAGTTTTAGAATCATATCCTGGATGTGTATTAGATCCGGAATCTGAGAACTTTGTAGGTAAAAAGATAGGTGACTATAAGGCAAGGTACAACTTTGATACTTCAAACTCAAGTGAGAAAAGAATCGTCGTTACCGGAAGGTATCCAAACGTATCTAACTTCATTAGAGTGGTCATAAGTGATCCTATATATAATAAGACACTACCTAGTGATGTTTGCCCATTCGGGTTCCGTGGTGTACCGGTATTAAAGACTTCAGACGCTATGACTGATAGATTACACTCTGGGCTTACAGTTAATAATGTAGTCTATGGTACAACAGCAGCGGGTGGAGCTCCATACACTGACCAAGTTTCACGAATGTGGGGTAGAGGCCATTTACTAAGCGCAGAATCAGCGCTAACTGGCTCCATAGTTCCTCCATTACCATTAAGATATAAGATCACTCGCGGACAAATGTCTGACGGATGGTTTTCTGGATGGCCAAGTGAAAATGAAATTGTTGATAAACGATTAAATTGGGGCGTTAAATACGAAAGATCACCTGAAACAGGCAGCCTTGCAAATGCAAACCGTAATGTTAACGCTTCTAGCGTTGCTAATCCGTTAATCGCTGCATATTCAAAATTCCAGGGTATTTCGCAAATAGGGTCTATCCTTACTGGTTCTGGAGCTGATGCATACTGCGCAAATAAGTTTACTCTTGCTAGAGTGGCATTAGCTGGCGCGGCAGATGATCACTTGTTGAAGTTCCTTACAGGTTCCGCTCCTGAGCATATGAAAGAAGCTGCATATATTAGAAATGCAATTCCTGACTCTAAAGATTACACAGTCTTAGATCCTGATAAGGCTTCTTACCCAAGAGTGACTCTTGCTTCGCTGGTACAATCATCGTCAGTTAAGTTTAACCGCTTTACTTCATACACAGCATTCAACATTCCAATGTTTGGTGGGTACGATGGATTAAACATTCTCGATAAAGATATGTTCTATATGAATGATAGAGCGAGTTCTACCGATGATACATCATCTGTTGGTGGATTGGTAGGTAAAGCATCTGACTCTTTCGTCGCAGGACGGATTGGTTTGAGAACGAACCCTGCTGGTACTGGCAGAAAGAATAATAATATCGCTTCTTATAATGAAGCAGCTACAATCATAACTGACCCTATGGCAACTAGTATTAACATTCTTGCCGTACCCGGTATTAGAGATGCGTATGTAACTGATCATGCCGCTGAAAAGACAAAAGAGTACTCAATGGCAATTTATCTAATGGATTTGCCATCATGGTCTGAAGATATGTCAAGACTATTCTTAACAGAAGACCGGTCATCCTTTGCGAGTTCATCAATCGCATTTCCTGATGTTCGTGAAACAACCGAACAGTTCGAAAGCAGAGCGTTTGATAATAACTACACAGCAGCTTACTTCCCTGATGTTTACATCACCGATAGTAAGTTAGGATCGAAGGTAAGAGTACCTGCATCGATTGCAGCAATTAGTGCATTAGCTTATAACGACTCTGTAGCGTATCCTTGGTTTGCACCAGCCGGCTTCAATAGAGGCGGATTGGATATTGTTAGTAACACAGACGTCCGCCTCACAGCGGGTGACAGAGACTCTTTATACGACGCAAGGGTTAACCCAATAGCAAACTTTGCTGATGGTAGTTTTGTAATCTTTGGACAGAAAACATGTCAACTTGCACAATCTGCCCTTGATAGGGTTAACGTAAGAAGAATGTTACTAGAATTAAAGAGACAAGTCGTATCAGTGGCAGACAAGCTGCTGTTCGAACCAAACAATAGCGCGACACGAGCTCGCTTTATTAACTCTGTAACACCTTTGCTTGCAACGATACAGTCGCAGCAAGGTATAGAGTCTTTCAAGGTTATCATGGACGACACTAATAATAGTGTTGAAGATGTTGAGAATAACAGGCTAAATGGTAGACTAGTTGTTGTGCCAACGAGAGCAATTGAATTTATTGCGATAGATTTTGTGATCACTAATAGCGGCGTAGACTTCCAGTAGTATAGTTAAGAAATGAAACAGGAGATTATTACAAATGGCTGAACTTACCTTTAAGAGCCCGGGAGTATCCACTAGGGAAATCGATCTCTCTGGGCCAACCCAGTCTGGACCGAGCGGAATTCCAGCCGGTGTTATTGGAACCTCAAAGCAAGGTAGAGCTTTTGTTCCAATCACTATGGCGACCTTCGCTGATTTTGTTGCCGAATTTGGTGACGTTGAAACTGACCTTTTTGCTCCTATGGCAATGCGCCAATGGCTAGGATACGCAAGTGCAGGTACCTTTGTTAGAACACTTGGAGCTGGAGACGGCAAAAAGCGCGCAACAACAGGTATTGTAACCAATGGCGGATTCGTTGTTGGTGGTCAAAACATTCAAAAAAGCGGTGCAATTGGAAGCAATACATTTACCGGTGTAGGGAATGCGGCTGCCGCTGCTACAAAAACTACCGCAACCGATCTAGCGTTTGGTACTGTCCCTGCTACCGGCGACGCCTTTGAGGTTAAAAATCCGGATCGAATGGGCCCCGGTAAAGTTACTATTAAGTTCTTTATCAATGGCGCAATGCCTGGCGCAGCGGCTAACCAAATTAATATTCGTATTACTGGTAGCCCAGCCAATGCCGCGGACGTTGCATTCTTAGTTCAAATGGCTTTTGCCGGTACAAATCCTGCTACAACCGTCACGATGCCTAGCGGCGCCACGACAGTTGGACCAGATATTCAATATGCCTCATCAGGATTTGGCATGATTGGTGAAGGTGTTCCTGGCGTCACTGCAACAAGAGTAGCAGATAAAATTAAGTTTGACGCTACCGCCGAGAACTCCTCTGGTAATAGTATCACGCTAACTGATTCTGCCCAAGACTTTATTGAAACGGTATTTGCTGTCGGATCCAGTGATCCAGTCAGCTTGGCTGGCGGATCGACTGCTAACGGTGGCTTAGGTAGGGCGCACTTCCTTAGTGTAATTATGACAGAAGCAAATAGCTCTGGAATGCTTAGCGAAGCCGGCTTATCACCTGCACATCCATTATTACGTGGAGTCATTCTTGCTCCATCCGGTGTGAACCTTACGCTTAGTGCATCAAGACTTGACGTTTCTAACAATCTTCCTCTTGGCGCACCCGGTGCAGATAATAATGCAGCTTCCTTTATCCAGGGAACCTTTAAGGGAATGGATGCTGGTTCAAATTTAGGTGCTGTAAATATTGGTCAAGGTAGACAAGAGTTTGTTATGCTGCAAAATGGGCATACTCATACAGACTCCTATCCAACGATTGTTACTGCATCTTTTGATCCTAACGCCCCAAATTACTTTGCGACCGTTTTTAATACTGATCCTACAAAAACAGAGCAGGCAGGTCACTGCTTATATGCTCACTGGGATGTTAGCGATAAATTTGCTGTACCATCCGGATCTTCTGCAATGGCTGCTGCATATGTTGCATCATCCTCTGTTAAAGAAGGTAAGACTGTTAAGAACGAAGATATAGCATTCTTATTAACATCTTCAGCCGGTAGAGCAACAGGCACTGCTACAAAGCCTGATTATGAAAGCTTTAGTGACAGATTTAGAACCGCAAAGTATCCAACTGTTATTTCACAAGAATTTGGTGGAACAAACTTAGATTTGTTTACCATACACTGTCTTGATGATGGTGCAATAGGTAATACAAGAACTAAGATTTCTATTGAAAATATCATTAAGTCGACAAACACGAATAATAAGTACGGTACATTCGACTTACTGGTTAGAGACTATACGGATACTGACGCTGAACCTAAGGTCTTAGAGCGCTTTGTTAAGTTAAGCCTCGATCCAAATAACGAAAGATACATAACTAGAGTTATTGGTGACTACAATATATTCTATGACTTCGATAAGCGCGCGGGCGGTCAAAAGTTAGTTGTTGAAGGTAGTTATCCAAACGCTTCGAACTACATTCGAATCGCGCCGTCTACACAACTAGAGCGAGGAAACGTTCCTGCGACTTCATTACCTGTAGGCTTTAGAGGTGTACAGCATCTCATTACTTCTGGCTCAAGTATCTTTGCAGATCCAACAGCTTCTGATATAACACCAGTTATTAAGAACGGCGAAATCGCATCACAAACTGTACAGCCGCCAATTCCAATGAGAAGAACTGTTGCACAAGGTGTGGCTCCAAGAAAGAGGATAAATACCTCACTTTACTGGGGTGTTCAATCTGAAAAGCAAGCGAGTGTTGCTCAACCGAATGGTACAACGGCTCGTGATACATCATTAGAATCATTTGGTACATACTTTCCAAACTACCATAGAACACAGCGCCCTGTGATGGTAGACGGATTAGTAGGAACAGCAGATTCTTCTGGTACCATCCTAGATTCCGATAGGTTTAATAATAACAAGTTCTCTTTAGAGAAAATACAGGTTATTACAACAACAGCGGATAAGGCAGATGCTGCGCAGTGGGCAGCCGCAACGTATAGAAGAAATGGGACAGCAACAGCTACGCTAAATGATATTGATGGATCTTCATCATCTTCAACAAGACTACTTAACGTAGAGAAAGACTTTACTCTTTCAACTGCTAGGCCGTTCTTAAAGTTTACGATGATAGCTCAAGGTGGTTTCGACGGACTTGACGTATTTAATGCTGAAAGAGTAAAAATGACGTCTCCTGCTGTTCGAAGAGAAATGACTTATGAAAACCAGGGTCTTACATCTGGCCCAACAGTCGCAGCGTACAGAAAAGCTTTAGATGTTATGTCTGAAAGATCTGACGTCGATATACAACTTCTTGCGATACCTGGTATTAGACACAGCGGTGTAACAGACTACGCTATACAAACGGTCGAAGAAAGGTTCGATGCTTTATACATCATGGATCTTGAAACTAACGACGTGTTAGGAAATATCGTGTCAGGCTCTAATCAAGATGTTAGCGTTATTAACACTGCTTCAACGTTCAATGCCAGAAATCTTGATTCTAGTTTTGCAGCTGCATACTTCCCTGATGTTATAATGCAGGATCCAATTTCTGGAGCAGCAGCATCTGCACCCCCAAGTGTTGCAGTCCTTGGAGCCTTTGGCTTGAATGACTCCGTTGCATTCCCATGGTATGCACCAGCAGGATTCACTAGAGGGGCTCTGAAGAACGTTCTAGAGACACAAGTAAAACTTAACCGTGAAAACTTAGACACTCTATACGAGGCAGACATTAATCCAATTACTTCGTTCCCACAGACTAAAGAAGTTGTTGTGTTCGGACAGAAAACTCTCCTTGCCGCTCAAAGCGCTTTGGATAGAGTTAATGTTCGTAGACTTCTTATTGATATACGTCGACAGGTAAGAAAAATTGGTGATACATTCTTGTTCGAACCCAACCGCGAGTCAACATTGGCAAGATTTTCTGCCGCAGTAACTCCAGTTTTGACCAAGATACAAGCGCAACAAGGTCTTGAAAGATTCAAGGTCCAAATTGACACAACAACTACCACACAGGCAGATGTTGAAAATAATACGGTAAGAGGAAAGATATTCTTACAACCAGTTCGTTCTGTAGAGTTTATATCACTTGATTTTGTGGTAACGAACGCAGGATTGGACATATAGTCCGTGAACTACATAGTTAGATTTAACAAGGAGTAACAAAATGGCAGAGACACTTTCAGTCACAGACATGCTACCGAATAAGTTCGAACCGAAAAGAAAGTTTCGGTGGGTGTTCGCTATAGAGGGGATAGACGCTTTCTTAATTAAGACAGCTGCACGTCCTGTTATGAACACTGCTGAAATTGAAATTCCATTCATGAACTCAACTCGGTACATTGCAGGTAAAACAAAATTTGATGCGATATCGGTCACCTTACACGATCCAATCGCTCCTTCGGGCGCGCAGCAGGTTATGGAATGGGTTAGAACTCATTACGAATCTGTATCAGGTCGTGGTGGTTACGCTGATTTCTATAAACGAGATTGCCAGCTTAAGATGTTAGACCCAGTAGGGACAGTTGTAGAGCTTTGGGACATGAAGGGGTGTTTCCTCACCTCAGCGGGTTTCGGTGATTTAGATTATGGTGCAGAAGATCCAGCAGAAATTGCATTAACATTGCGATTTGATAACTGCGTACTGCAATACTGATTTAGTTTATATTAGACTACAGATATTAACTCTGAGTTAATTTCTAAAGCTTAAAATAAACTCTTGATGTTAGACTACTTAGAAGTCCTCCTTTACGGAGGACTTTTTTGTTTTAAACTATTGAAAGTGTGTTTACACACCATGCTGTATTTCTTAAGATAAAATACACGTGTTAATAACAATGGAGTATTTGGATGTCAACTGATCAACCAACTAGCGAAAGAAGCGAATTATTCGGGTCAATGAAGGAGCACATGCCAACCCGTAATGTCATGAAAGATGACTTTGGGTTTGAAGTACCTGTAGAATCTGTTCCGTTACCGTCTGGTGGCAAGTGCTACGATGAAGATCATCCTCTTCATGGAAAAGAAACTGTAGAAATTAGAGCGATGACAGCAAGAGAGGAAGATATCTTAACCTCAAAGGCGTTAATCAAAAAAGGCACAGTCATTAGTCACTTAATCAAGTCATGTATGATTGATAAAAGAGTGGATCCTGAAACATTATTAGCTGGTGATAGAAATGCGCTAATGGTCGCGTTAAGAGTTACAGGTTATGGCGCCGCTTACAAGGTAGAAGTAGATTGTCCTGCATGTGGTGAAAGATCAAAGCATTCATTTGACTTAGGTCAGCTACCAGTTAAGAGGCTGGAAATTGATCCTGTGGTTATAGGCACAAACGTATTCGAAGCAATACTTCCAATGACAAAAGCCAAGGTTCGGTTTAGGTTGTTAACTGGTGCGGATGAGCAAGAGATCATGATAGCTGCTGAAAGAAGAAAGAAGCAAGGTCAACGTTCTGAAAACCTCATAACCCAGCGACTTAAGCATTCCATAGTTTCCGCTAATGGAATTAGCGATAGAACTAAAATCGAAATGATGGTTAGTAACCTTCCAGCAAGAGACTCTTTGTTTTTAAGAAAGCATATTGATAAGAACGAGCCGGGTATTGATATGACAGCATGGATGGATTGCCCTTCATGTCTTGAGCATTCGGAGGTGCGGTTGCCGTTGGGCGCCGCGTTTTTTTGGCCTGACGAGTAGTCATAAAGAAGTCTATCTAGAGCAGATATTTTTGCTTATGTACTATATGGGGTTTTCCTTCATAGAAGGTTACAACGTCCCTATATGGATGAGGTTTTGGTTTATGAAAAGACTAAACCAAGAACTTAAGAATTCTGCAAAAGATAATGGCTCTAGGGCTGCGCACCAAAACGATGCCGATACAAGAGCAATGATGGGACGACATCGTGCACAACCACCGGCAAAATTGCGTAGATTCACATAGTTATACTTTAGAGGTATATAATCATGCGAAATGCTAACAAACAGTTTATAAAAGAATGTGCTCTATACATCAAGGGCGAAGTTTCTGAGATAAAGATCAAAGGAAACCCTAGAGTTGTGCGCTTATTTGCAGAGACGCTGTCTGAGTCTCGCAAGTTTTATATTGCGCTTCAAAATAAAGAATTTAGGAGTGTGTTGCCCCTTCTGGAGAAGAAGAGGGCTGCATCCAGAGTTTTACGCGAACAGACCGGCTATATTTGGCCACTATGATCAAATAAGTGGCGTAGTTTTCCGTTTGCCATATTTAATGTAGAGCGACTCCTAACGGGAAACGAGTTATATGGCTGATTCAAAAGAATTACAAACACAACTGCAGTTAAACCAGCAAATTAATAAAGTGCTGGCAGAGCGTGCTAAGTTGATATCAGACCAATCAAGTCAACTTACGTCTCAAGCTCGTATGGCAAAAGAGATGTGCTCCGCAATGGAGTGCAGAGGCCTTGAGGGCCTTGAAGAAAGAATAGAGAACATCAGCACTGCGATGAATGACGCAGCTGATTCTGCCGCCGCTGCAGGCGAAGCAATGAATAGCTTAGGTGATTCTGGAAAAAAGAGCGCCGGAGGTCTCGGTTCAGCATTCGGTGGCGTTCTAGATAAGATAACCCCGATGAAAGGCGCAGCCCTTGGCGCCGGCATGGGCTTTATGAAAGGCTTTGGCGGCGTATCCGGTATGATAGGCATGATCGGTGGCGGACTTAAGTCTGTCGTCGGTGGTCTAATGAACGTCGGCAAATCTATCGTGTCTATACCATTTAAGATATTAGGTGGTTTTGTAAGCGCTGCAGCGAGCGGTTCTGGCGGTGTTAACGAATTAAGACAGTCGATGGAAAAGCTTAAGGGCGAAATGGGTGATCTTGCCACTGGGGAAGGTAAGGCCGTAATGGACGGCTTTGATTCTCTTCGTGGTTCATCTAGTGCTCTAGCTAAGTCTGGGCTTAGCGTTGGTCAAGTCTTTGGATATGGTAATGAAGGCGCCGCAAAGATGCTGGAGGCCGTCGGAGAGATTGCTAAAGCAGCCGGTCCTGCCTTTTCCATGTTGGGTGAAACCATAGCCGGCGCTGCCGACAAAATGGTTATGATGAACAAAGGTCTCGGAATGAGTAACGAGGCTCTAGCTGAAATGGCTAGAAAAGCTCACAACACCGGAAAAGACGTTGGTCAAGAGCTAGTTGACATGGGATCAATGGCAATCCAAATGGGCGCAGAGTTTGGGGTGTCGGCTAAAACTATCGGCAAGAACATGTCTGCTCTTACTGAAGATGTTGCAAGTTTTGGTAATATGAGTAGGAAAGAGCTCGGTGCCACAGCGACCTACATGGCTAAATTAGGTTTAGAAGCTAAAGATCTACAAGGTGTTATTGGTAAGTTTGATGACTTCGAATCCGCAGCTGGTTCAGTATCAGAGCTTAACCAGGCTTTCGGTATACAGCTAGATACCATGGAAATGATGAATGCAGAAAACCCTGCAGAGCGCATCGACATGATGAAAGACGCTTTTCACGAAGCAGGCAAGTCTGTAGATGATATGAGTCGTGCAGAAAAAGCTCTTATGGCTGAGCAAATGGGTCTTTCAGTTTCCGCTATGGAAAATGTAATGGCTGCAGAAAACCAAGGTGTTGCGTACGAAGACATGGAAGCTGCTGCTGAAGAAGCAGAAGCAAACAAGATGTCTGAAAAAGAAGTAATGCTTGAGCTTGCTAAGTCTGTTGAAAAGCTGGTTAAAGGTGGTGAGGGTGTCACAGGCTTTTTCGATGCGTTTAGTAAAGGCTTCAGCCGAGGATTCAAGCAAAATAAAGAATACATGAAGTCCATTTCAAATATTCGCCAATCATTACAAAAATTCACTAAGTTTGGTAAAGAGCTTGGTAAGATGTTTGGCGAGTTAATGGAAAAAATGGGGCTTTTTAAAGCGATCCAGAAAATATTTGATCCAAAAGCAATCGGGGGATTGCTGGATGGTATCATGGGACATTTTAAAAAGTTTAAAAAGTCTACAGAATCAGGTGGAACATACAGTTTAAAAGATATGATATCTGACATTTTTAATGACGTCAAGGACTATCTTACAAAGGGAGCTGGAGGTGAAGGCGCTAGCGCTTTTGCTGAATTCTTTGCTAATGCCATTAGGGGAATTGGAGATGGACTTGCTGCTGCTTTACCATTTATATTAGAAAAGGTTGCGGCATTCGTTCAATTTCTAGCAGATGCCATAAATGATCCTTCCAGCATGGCTAAGGCTTTCGGCGGCGGAGGCGGCGGCGGAATAGGAGCGGCTCTAGCAGATTCATTTTCCAAAATAGGAGAAGCGCTAAAGCCTGTGCTACCTAAGCTACTAGACGCGTTTAAGAATTTATTTGGTGCCCTTTTTGATCTTCTTGCTCCTATACTAGGATTTGGGTTAAAAAGCATTATTAAGATTGCGATTATTAAGGCTGTCGTGTCAGCTCTAGCGTCAGCAGTAACAAACGCAGCTATAGTTGGCGGCGTAAAGTTATTTGCAAAACTATTCTCTGGCGGTATGGGCAAGAGCGTAGGTAAGAGCATGAACCAAGAAATGCCTAAGTCCATGAAAAAAGGTGGTGGCGGAATGTTTTCTTCTATGAAGGGAATGTTTGATGCTATTGGCCAGATAAAGATGTCGTCAGTTATAAAAGCCGGCGCAATAATGGTTGTCTTAGCTGCGTTTATGGGCGTCGCAATGGTTGCCTTCGCAGGAGGTCTTAAGCTGGCGACCATGGTCCTTAAAGGGGTTACATTCGGGGAAATTGCAACCCTTGTAGGTGGTGTAGCATTTACTATGATCGCAATGCTACCGATGCTTTTAGCCGCGGTCCTAATACCACCAGCCGTTATTATACCTGCTGGTATATCTATGGTAGCTCTTGCAGCGCTATTCGCTGTTGCAATGGTCGCTTTCGGCACTGGGATTAGAGTAGCATATGAAATTATGAAACCTGTTGCATGGGCAGATTTTGCTGTTATGATGGGTATGGTAATAATCGCTCTTGCTGCGACCATCGGGATGGCTGCTATTGGCGGCGGAATGGCTGCATTTTTACCTTTAATCCCTGCAATAGGCGTAGGTCTTGTAGCAGCGGCAGGCTTGTTTACCGTTGGTGTCTATATTTTCTCAAAGGCTATACTGGCTGCGTTACCTCAGTTTAAAAAGTTGGCGCAAAATGAAAAGCCAATATCATTTGCAATCGGTGCTATAATAAATGTAATAGGCACAGTGGCACTAATGAGTGCTTTAGGCGCTGCGTTTGCTGCAATCGGTCTCTTCGTTGTCGTACTAGCTGTAGGATTTAAAATAGCTGCAAAATTCTTTCTTAATGTAGTTCCATACATCACAAAGATGGTCAAAGCTATAATGAAGATACCGATCACAAATCCTGATGATGTTGGGAAGCGAATATACATCGTAGGAAAAATTGCCGAAACCATGCAGGTGATTGGTAAAATAGGTCTTGACGCCGGCAAAATGGCGTTAGCGGCAGAAAGAATGACAGATGGCGGCATGGAAAAAATGTTTAATGGAATGTCACAGTTCCTCAACACCATCAGCGGGATCCTTGTCAATCTTATAAATCTTATTGTTGGTCTTGCATCCGGTTTAGACGAATCGCAAATGAAAGGTGTGTCAGTGATAGCGAGCGTTTTAGACGCTGTGGCTGGATTAGCTGGTGCTTTGTTTAGTCCTCTAGAGGCAGTGTCAAAAATGTCATCAGGTATGTTTGGGCCAAGTGTAACAGAGGTAATGAGTGCTGTGACAGCAGGTCTACAGCAGTTAATGCTTTCTATCTTAGTCGTTTTACCGCTGCTGGTAAGCCAATTAATCACAATCGCGTCCGGTATAAAAGACCCTAAAACTCTTAAGCCAAAAATGGATATTGTCTCTGGATCATTACAGGCTGTCGCATCTTTTGCTAGCGCGATAGAGGTTGTCGCTAAGTTAATGCCTGAAAAAGGCGGCATCATGGGCATGGGCGGTGCGTCCATGGCAGAACGAATTGCTGACATGACTGAAAAAATATCTGGAGTTGTAGATGCAGTTCAAGCCCATATCGGTAGACTTGTTAGATCAATAACGAAAATAAACCTTGGTGGTGACCCTGCTGCAATAGGTCCAAAAATTGATATTATTGCAAAGGCCATGGGAGCAGTCGCTGATTTTGCTACTGTAGTTGATAAATTATCTGGTATGCAAGGCTCATCTGAGAGTATGCCAGTTATCGTTAGCAATGTTATATCTGGAATTGTTAACTCGCTAGTTCATCCTTCAAATTATGATTTTAACAACTTATTCTCAACACTATCTACGTTCGAGCCTGATGGCTCACAAATAGAAAAGTTATCAACAGCAACAAACGCGCTTGATAGCATGAGCAAATTCTATCAGTCTGCACAAAAAGCATCCGGAATATTCACCGCCGGTGAATGGGACATTGGAATTGTAGTTGCTGACATGATTAAAGAAACACAGGCTGCGATTACTGCACTAAACTCTGTTGGTGAACTAAATGTAGTGGCAGCGCTAGATAATTTTGCACAATCTATAGGTACCGGTGACGGACAGTTTAATATTACTAACGAACCTGTTAATATAACACTTAATGTACAAGTCACGATGGACGCAGATAAGGTTGGTAAGGTTCTTATTGATAAATCAGTCATGACAACAGCACTAGCAACGGCGGAAGGTTGATAAATGAGCGATGTACCTGAAAATAAAAAGATTACAGCCGATGAAGTGCAAAAGACTTTTAAAGATGCTGTCGATAAAGTTGTTTCAAAGGGGTTTCCTCCATCTGCTTTAACATTAATCGGTTTAATCGAGTCAGTACAAAACGATGAAGCCGCACTAGAGGCCCTTAGACAAGAGATAATTAAGCACCATGGCCAATGAAAAAGACTACATACCCGAAGGGACCGCAGAGGGTGGGAAATACAAAGAAGGAGATGACCTTAAGCCATCTTCAAAAGATACTCTTGGATCGTATCTAAGTAGTATCACAAATAATCCCGAAACTTTGAACCATTTTCCTATTGATGAGACGGCTACCAGAATAGAAACATCGTTGAAAGGCTCTGGAGGGGTGCCTGCATCTTTTTCAACTGGTGGTAATGATGGTAACCCCGGATTCACAAACACATTCCCAGACGCCCCTTACTCTTCCGGTGCAAGTACATCAAATTTTGAGACATTAAGCAATTCTGGGAAAATTGAAACGCTGTCTGACGTTATAAACAAAAACGCTCAAACAGATGGCCATAATTTGTTAAGAGATATCGTCTCAAATAGAGAACCTTCTGAACCTGGAGTAGGAGATACTTCTGGCGCTAGTTCTATGGCTGATCCTTCTGCCGCTACACCAGTCCAGAAGAAAATATCTGCGATGCTTCGTAACGGTAACAGGTTTGATCCAACACCTGGAAGCTCTCCGTACATAGAAGACGGAGCTATGACAGATTCAGGTATGCCTATTGAGCAAGGTGCGCTCGGAGTGTATGATGAAACAGCCGAAAGAACAAAAATGGCTGATATGCATAAAATTGCTCACTCAATCCTCGTTAGAGCCGCCGGACACCAGCTTGGTAACTCTGAAGATCCAGACAGCGGGTCTGAAATATCAACAACAGATGTGCAAAAAGGTTCATCAAAGGTAAACTCAAATAAGCTTTTAGCGTTAAATGCCTTTAAGGCACCTTCGAAGTTAGAATTACAAAACGCAGAGCTTAGATACGATGACGTATCTGGTGACGCCCTAGCTGCTCCGTCGTCATTTGGTACACTTTCCACATATAGAGAGCCATTTGAAGGATCTACGCTAGCTAATCTAAACACTACTGCGCAATCATTGGCTGAGTACTTGGTTGGGGCAACAGTTTTTACTATAATCACAAGCTTAGTAGAGACACTTGAAAAAGATGTTCCGTCTGAAATGCCAAACTCACCTTCTAGTATGAAAAAAGGTACTTACCGTAAAGAAGGTGCTGTATTGAACGCAATAAGGCATCTTGGTGTTCCAAAATTAACAAACTCAGCATGGAAATGCGCGATATACGGTCTTGCTGCATTTTTAAAAATACCAGAATCCGCTTTACCACCTCCTGGAGGAACAGCTGGAACAGTTCCAGCCCCTTTACCAACGCCAACAGGCCAAGCAGCTGTAATTGCATGGTTCACAGGCATAGCAGCAGATGCCCCGAACACATTATTTAATATGATGTATAGCTCTGGTTATTATGCCACTATTATGAGGGTCGTAAGAAGAGATTTAGATAGAATGCTAGAAGACGTAACTGGCGGTCCACCCGGAGTTGCAGGACCAGATCCCGTATTTGCAGTATTTAATATTTTGACTAATCTTAATAAGTACCCAGCATGGAACTTTTATGTTACGCTATTAAAAATGGGCGATGCTTGGCTGAGATCTTATAAGCCAGCAACAGACTTCTCAACAATGAGAATAACTGGTCAAACAAAGCATATGTTGTCTAGAACAACAGATTTTGCTGATAAAGATGACAAAAAAGGCAAAACAAAAGCTACTGACGCTTTAGCTTGGAGGCACCGTTCAGCCCCAGCACTAACTTTGTTAAATGAAAAATATGTTAATGGAGCGCTAGCATTTGGCTACCACCATTCTTTTCATAAAAAGATACTAAGCGCTATAGGAGACAGTAATTCTAGGGATGAAAAGAGTCCGTACAACAATAACCTTCGCTCTGGCGGTAGAGCGCGAGGCTTAAAGAATCATAATAAGACTTCTAAAATAAGATATTCTCGTGAAGATGTTGTTAAGATAGAAAATGAGTTGGATGCCGAATATTGTCCTTTTTATCTTCATGACTTAAGAACCAACGAAATTCTTGGCTTTCATGCTTTTTTAGGTGATCTAAAAGACTCATATTCTGTTTCATATGCAGAATCAGGTGGTTATGGACGTATTGACAAGGTTAAGATATACCAAGATACAACAAGGTCTATAAGCTTAAGCTGGCATATGGTAGCTACATCACCAAAAGACTTTGATTCTATGTGGTGGAGTCTAAACAAGCTAATTTCTATGATATACCCGCAGTTTTCTATGGGTAAACCAGTTAAAGCTGGTAGCAAAAAGTTTATTATGCCGTTTTCCCAAATTCCAACTGCTTCGCCTGTCATAAGGCTTAGAGTTGGAGATCTTATAAGAAGTAATTACAGCAGATTTAATCTTGCTAGAATATTTGGACTGTCTGAAGTTAAACCAGCTCCTGCTAGCGGCGTCGCGGCTAGCTCCAGTACTGGAGCAGCGATTAGTGCTGCTCCTTTTGATATAACAGCACAAGAAGCAATAGACTCAGCGTCTTCAACTACAACAGAAATTGAAGTAACTGACGCCGAAACAATTCGCGAAGCCATGGAGAAAAGATTTAGTCGAGATCCTTCATCGTTTAGTGACGTCGACTATGGATATCTACCTGGAGACCCAAGTTGGGGGAAAGCTGTATTAAAACCATCCTCAGGCTGGGGATACACAACATATGATACCGATACAGGTAAGACTATAGGTTGTTCAGCTGGAGCCGCTGATAGTTCTGCGGTCAAAAACAAAAACGCGACTAATAAACCTCCGACGGGCGCAACTCATGTAGAGTCAACCCCTTTCCCAAGCCGTCCAGCTGCTGCAGGCGTTGTTAATGTTCTTGAAAGAGTTGTAGACGGTGGAGTGTGTGTATACGCCGTACAGTATGCAGATCAAGATGATCCAGCAGATCCATACGGTCCTGTTTCAGCAAAGGGACATTTTCATACGTATGCAGTTACAGCTGAGGATCTTGAGCCAATCCCGCCCGGGAGTATGACAGCAACTGAAACAGCAAAAGATGACCCGACCATTACACTAGGACAGCAAATAACTGATATTAATTCGTTTTTTGACCCCGCGAATAATGCTATAGTAAGGTCGTTCGAAGCAGCTGGTGGTCGAGGACTTGCTGGAGTAATAACTAGTTTAGACTTTGAGTGGGGCGATGCTATGTGGGACATGTCTGGAATAGGAAGACGCGCCCCACAAATGCTAACAGTGTCTATAGCTTTTAACCCAATACACGATATTGTTCCTGGTCTTGACAACAACGGAATGATGAGAGCCATTAATTATCCTGTAGGTAACATTGCAGGACCTCTCGGAACAGACTTTTATGATCCAGGCGGAGTTAAAAATGACTCTATTGGTTCAAAATCAACAGTTCCTGGAGCTGCAGACATTGCAGATGCAACCACAGAAAACTACAGGAACTTTGCGAATTCAGTAAAGCCCGGTGACGAAGGTAGGGATTAATGCCAAATAGATACAGAAGGGCGCCTCGTATTAGAGGAGGTGAGTCTTACGGCACGTACGTAGCTGGCCACGTTATTAAAAGAGCTGTGGCTTCCTCCGCTTTAGATGTCACAACTCATGTTACCATAGAAAGAGAAAGGCTAGATATTATAGCTGGTGAATTTTATGGAGATGGATCATTATGGTGGATTATCGCAGCAGCTAGTGGGATTGGCTGGGGTCTGCAAGTGCCGGCAGGCATCCAGTTAATAATACCGACTGATCTTGCGCAAATAGAAGCTTTGGTTGGT